CTTGACTGCCGGTACTACCTACAGTACCTTGGCTACCTTGACTGCCGGTACTACCAACGGTACCTTGAACGCCCTGACGGCCTTGAACTCCTTGTGGGCCTTGAACGCCTTGAACGCCTTGACTGCCCGTGCTACCGATGGTGCCTTGAACGCCTTGACTGCCAGCACTACCGATGGTACCTTGACTGCCAGCATTACCGATAGACCCTTGAACGCCTTGTAAGCCTTGACTACCTTGACTGACAGTATTGCCAGCAATGCCTTGACTACCAATGGTACCCTGAATTCCCTGAACACCCTGGATAGTGCTTACATCACTAATAATTTCCAAATTATGTGTATTATATTTTTCTATAAGAATATTACCAAGACCAGATACTGAAATAGCGTCTATGACTAAAATACTATCTTGTTTATCTGAACTTTCTACTGTTGCTGTTGAATTTATAGAAGATATTGTTCCTGATATAGAACTAGACTCTATATCTAATAGAAATTGAGAGTTATTTGCTATATCTACAATAAAATCGCTCATGAACAATCGATCTCAGATGTTACTTTGCTATTTCTTTTTACTAAAGTAATATTACCATAAAGTAGTCTAGAAATTTCTTTACCCCCTCCAACATATAAATCAGTATCAGATCTTAACTCTAAGTCATACTTTGCTAAATTAAAATCAAATGTATTAGTTATAGATGCGGGTAGCATTAAAATAATTTGGCCATTAACTCCACCAACAGTAAATTTATACAAACTAAAATCAGTATTTTCTGTAGAAAAAACTTGAGTTTGTCCAGTATTAGTGATCCACACTAGTCTTGCACAATAGTCCGTTATATCTATTGGATTCTTACTGCTGTCTTTATATGTAATAGCCAGCCTAAAAGACGTACCCTGCTCTATGGAAAAGTCATATTTAGTTGCAGGCATATTTTTATTCTCTGCTCGGTGTGGGTGAATAAATGCTCTTGTATAAGATACACCTTTATATAAAGAAAGAGAGCCAGATTGCTCTGGCTCTCTTCCATTATAACTTAATCTAAGAGAATGAACTATTAGATCAGACAGCGCCGAGAAGAACTCTACGATTGTCGAGTACGGCGAAACCTACTTCAGCATGGCCGTAGTAACCGGCTCTACGCTGACGATGTAGTGTATCGTCCTCGAAAATCTGAACCTCTTCTCTGATTGGCATAATGAAACTATCGCGGTTGCGAAGATCAAGACCAACCACCATCTCACTCTTTGAACCGGGGAGTGTAGCGCCAAGAATATCACTATAGAATAGTTGATATTGCTGACCTTCGCCTAGTTCGTCAAGATCATGTAGGTTAATGCCGAATACACGGTTTAGTGTACCGTCATTAGCAACATAGATCTCTCTGCGAGTAATCTCATCGACCTGATCAATACCCCAGTTACGGATATCTTCCATACTTTCTGGAGAAATGTAAAGGTCTGTGAGCTTGCCTCTGTTGATACTTGTAGAGTTACCACCGCCGTTACGTCTCATTACTGTCTTCATGAGAGAGACTAGTCTCTTTGTAAACTGACCGTTGGCAGCATCACTATCAAATACCACAATGTTACGATCAACGCCAGCAGCTAGCAATGTGTGCCAGCCGTCATCGTTCATCTTCTTAACAAAGGCACCCTCTAGAACTTCCATAGCACGACCAACTACGTCCCAACGAGCATCACGAGCATACTTTAGGAGATAGTCAATACTGGCACCAACATCATATGTTGGAACCATGACGTAATCGCCTTCAACATGTCTTTCTGGGATATAGCCGTGGTTAGGAATAACATAAGCCACGAAGTCTTTCTCGCTACCTGGAGCAAGGAAGTCTAGTGGGAATTCTGGAGTGGCTCCTGGGGCCAATTTAATTGGCTCAAAGAGACCGCTTAGAATATCACCACTTAGGATACCCTTGCGTAGTGGAAGCTCAAGAGCTTTAGCAAACTCATGGCAAGCTGCTAAGCTAACTTCTCTATTCTGCGAACCAGAACGCACGAGAAGATCTGTTAGCTCTGGTGTTGGTTCAAATCTATTTGTGGTCATAAGTTTATTCTCCGTTTAAAATTAGGTAATATTGATGTCAACTTTAACGTAACCATTGACGTCTTTGGTGCTTAAAAATCTGCCAACCTTAACACTGTTAGTGCTAACATTGGTAAGCAATCCACTAGCGCCATAGTAAGCATCTTCGCCAATTGCTGGTGTTACAGCGGCTAACATGTTGGTTGTTACCTGACCCTGACGGAGCAGAGTAACCTTACCACCAACTTGCATTTCGTCTTTGTTCCAATTGATATGCTGTCTAGTCAAATCAATATTAACAACATCATTGAGCAATAAACCGGCTGGCTTAGTGCCTGACTGATTAGCTGCATATCTGACAACGGAGTTAGCATCGTCCATACTCACGCCACTGCCGCCAGTAACGTGTGCTACGATACCACCACGCTCAGATACTGTATCGCAAAAAAATGAGATATCAGTGTAAGATTCGATACGATCTGGTTTTAGAGCCATATTTACTCTCCCTTATTATGTGGTTTCTTACTTAATCTATTATACACAAAATCTACCAAAGCAGCTCGTGTTGAGGATTCAGATGTTTCAACCTCACCACCAACACTCAAGTCAGCTGTTTGTTCTGTTTCTGCTGTTTCGAGAACTGATTCGTCAGCTAAGACTACAGAAGATTTTGTCTCTTCTTTGTCTTCTTCTACGTCTTTCTCTTCTTTTACAAAAGGATTCTTTTTAACAGCAGCAAGTAAAGTTTTAACGCCGTCAAAAGAAGCGTCATCAAGAGCTTCGAACTTTTCAACACTGGAAACGGCTGTTTCATTATCTAAACCAGCTTCCATTAGTTCGGCAACTCTCTTCATCTTCTTTTCTTTCTTGGCCATTTCTTCTTCATTGGCCTTATATCCAGCAATGACTTCATTAGCTGCGGCTAAATCGACGTTCATTTGTTCGATGGTGGCAGTATAAGTAGCTACAGCCTCATCAAGTTGAGCCTGGATCTTCTTGCGGTCTTCGTCTGTAATCTGAAGCTTTTTATTAAGATACTCTTCAAGCTGAGCATCTTTAGCTGCTAAAGCTTGTTGAGCTTCAGTTAACTGATCCTTTAATGAAGCAACTAGAGCTAGGGCCTCTGAAAGCTCATTTGAAGACTCAGCTGTATGCTCGACATTTTCAACTTGGGTTTCTGAACTCATAGTAATATTCTCCTTGGGATGGACGTGATTATTAATTACACCTATTTTTTCAAAATCTGTATTTTTTTCTTCAACATTAGATAAAGCATGATTATCTTTTACTAAATCTATATTATTTAACTCGTCAGAAATACTTATTTCATGGGCCTTACTAACTTTTAGATTATCTGAATTAAAGATAATACTATCTGGATTAGCGGGCTTATTAACAAACCCCTTTCCAGAAAATGTTATATCTCTTAATACTCTACCTATTTTATAGTTTTGATGTTCTCCTAATCCACCATAAGCTCTTAAATATCTAGTAAGGTGTGCTGTGGATTCATTTCTTGGCAGAATAGTATACTCACCTGTAGCACTATTTAATAGTCCATAATCAAAACCCTGAAAAAAGCATTCCATGCTAACATATTTATTACCTGATTCTATCTCTGAAATAAGATTAAGGGCCCTTGCTCTAAGATCAGGACTAGAAAATCCGGTATAAATAACTGATCCTGTTAAAATATGATATTTTTCTGGTAGGTCTTTAACTTCTGTAGCTTCGTCTATAATAGTACCATCTTCCATAATAGGCCAGTTAGCTGTAATATGGCCAATAATAGTAGCCTCGTCATGCTCTAAGTTAGTTGGCTTATCTTCTGGTGTTTTACGGGCGGCCCATACTTCATCTTTATCAAAAATATCATCATTCTTATTCCAAGAAGAACTAACTAAGATAGACTGTACATAATATAGATCTTTATCGTTAAGACTAGCTAAGCTCTTAATATTAGCTTTATCTCTCTTATTTAGAGGTTCTGCTTTTAACGCTAAAGAAGCGTAAGATACACATGCATTAGCGTGTAATTTTTCGGATAGTCCGTCTGCTGCTTCCGCTGAGTATATGATCATAATTTGTTACTTTCAAATAAATGGATATTAAGAATTATACACCAAGCTGTAAAAGTAAGCTTTATTATATTTCTGCTCTTCTGATGTTAAATTTTTGGCTAAATTAATAGAAATATTTTTTGCCCAATCACTATATTCATTATAGATTTCAGCAACAACTGGGTTATTGATGGTGGATAACTTACCTAAGATAATATCTTCATCAATATTTTTCATGGGTTCTAGTGATAAAAAGACTTTTGTTTTTGTTCTTTCTGCTTCATCGTATTCTATACTAGATAAACTTCTCATGTTTTTCTTGTTATAAAAGTCTAGTAATACAGGATTGAGAATTTCAGAAATTTTATCTTGAGAAGCCATCGCCCATAAATGTAATGAGGCTCCCGTTTGAGGCGTAAACTTTCTGCTCTTTCTCTGCTGGCTATCTTTAGATGTTTTTGGTCTGCCCTGTCCGGGTTGTCCCGGCTGAGACCCTGGACCAATTGATGGAGCAGTATTAGATTGTGGTGCTGTCTTTGCTGGGGCTAATTCTGACCTTAGCTCTAGTGAGGTTTTTTCTCCACCTTTTTTCTTTTCTAGTTCTAGTCCTACTTGTGAAGGAGCTACTGCTCCTCCTTGTAGTGCTATCTTCTTTAAAGAGTTTTCTATTTGTGGATCATACCATGGACCAGATTTCCTAACCATACGACCACCGTCTCTATCTCTACTCTCTCTATTAAGTCTATTTCTTTCGATCTCTGGATCAAAACCAAAGATTCTTTGAAGCATTTCGTCTGAAACTAGATTTCTGTCTGCTAGTTGTACTAGTAAAGCTTTTTCGGTATCTTCATTACTCAGATCCATTCTATCAAACTCTAACTTAGCAGGATATTTAAATCCCATAGCTTTTTGTACTGCTACAAATTCTTGTTTCCAGAAATTAGCTAGTTTCTTTCGTCCGTAGTCTAGTCTTTGTGTAAGAGTCTTTAAAGATATAAAATTATTAGTAGTACCAGCTGCTCCATAAGCTCCTGTTAGAGTAGGAGGAATACCAAGACCAGCATAAATACTATTAAGATGTGGGATATATTTAGCTTCGCCCAAAAATTCATGTACTGTTGTTTTAGACTCAATTAGCTCAATATCTGGACCCCACACAAGATCCATTGTTCCTCCGCCAACATTATTCTCTAAGATGGAGCTTAATTTACTAGCAGCTGCTGCTGTGGGGGCAATTTTATGCTCTAAGCTTCCTAGTTTAAAAATTCTAATATTTGATATGGCCCCATCAAGAGCTGCTAAGTCTGCTAATTTTAGCTTTTCAATAATATTGATATCGTCCATAATAGCATATACCATAGGATATGCCCATGTTTGCCAATCATCTTTCTTATAGTGACAAACAAATGTTTTTGCTGGATCTAATAGGTATTCTTTTTTGCTTTTTGCTGCTTCTAAAACTTGTAATGGTAATTGACTAAGAATAGCTGCTTCTGCTTCAGTTTTAGGAGACATTATTATTTTACGCAATCCTGCTGGTAATGTGATCGCATACATCCTATTACCAACGAAAGAAGCTAATGGTCCACCAATAACATCAACATAAGTAGGATCAATAAAAGTATACTTCCAAGGAATTTCCCTTTTTTCTGTTTTAGCTTCATTCTCTAAGATAATATCTGCGGTGCCAGTAGCTTTATAAAGACTCTCTTCAGTTCTTAGGCTGATTTTAGCGGTCTGTCTATTTATAACAACATTACCGACCTTATATAGATTATTGAGAAATCTTTCACTTCTATCTTCTCCATTAACCTTATCAAACCAGTTCCTGTAAAATCTTTCAATTCTCTTATTTGGATGAACCGGTCTAATTCCACGAGATGCGAAATCGGCCATAAGATCAATAACATTCTTAACAATACCGACTCTATCATACATCACTATCGCTTTTTGGAAGATAGATTTGATATAGATTGGAATAGATTCTTCTGGACGAAAATAATCATAATCTCGTCTTGTTAATCCTGGCCTGCCGCTAGAATTAGGAGATAGATTAGAAAAGTCTAGTCTATAACGACTATTATTTGCTACTGTTTTATTAATTAGACCAAATTCGTCTAATCCTTTAGAAGCCTCCTGAAGAGCTTCCTTTTTTCCTACTAGGTCATCTGACCATGTTACATATGCCAATTCTGGCTGAAAAGGTGCGGCGTCTTGAATTTTTTCGTTTTGATCTATTTTTTTTCTTGGCATAATAGTATTACATTGGTATTGTGATTGGTTTATATTAATTTACACCAACCTATCTGTAAATACCTTTATATAGATTATTATTTGCTTCTTCTGTAAACCAGCTTGGTCCTCGATACATAGCTCCGTTCTTTTTTTCTATATCAGCAAGATTTGCTCCAATCATATCATAGTTAATTGGCTCTGTTGTTCTGCTAAGTTGTCTAGCTAACATATTGGCAATTACTAAAGAACTATATCGGTCTTTTCTTAATTTACCTTTTTTACCATTTGGCATCTTGATATCTGGAGTATCCCATCTGTCTCTTGCTCCAGAACCACCACTAGTTTGAGTCATCACGATAGTGGTTAATTCATTTTTTAGCTCTTCTATCTCTAATATGCACTCACTTTCTGAATCATATAAATTATCAAAAGATGTCTCCATAATATCTTTATTTTCTTTATCTAAAGCTAATGCTAAACTCAACTGATCAAATCTTGGAAATAGAACAACCTTATCTTCTAGGTCTTTACGTAATCCATGATTAGCTTGTGTCGTCCAATCCGCTCGGGCAAACTGAACTAGTTCTAGAATATGTAATCCGTGTTGATCATCAGTTTCTTTATATTTAGTAGAATCAATGATAGGCCAAATTAAATTTTCGCCCTCTTCTAAATTTCTAGGATCATGTAGAGCTTCTTCGATAGCTACTCCACCTCCCTGAGCATCCATACCTATTCTGTAGCATGGGAAACTTTTCATAAGACTGCGTATTTTTCTTGCACAAAAACCATAGAAGTCGTGCTCTTTAACTAGTCCTGTTTTTTGTCTTTCTTTAAAATTATTTCTGTTTGTTGTCCAGCAGTAAACTACTCTAGAGTGATCGGGGTGTAATTCTAGCACAACAATACTAAAGTTATCTTTCTCTGAGGCTGGGTCTATTCCATAGACATATTGCAGGTTGGGATTTCCTACTATGCTTACATCGAAAAAGACGGGCTTTTCTCCAATGGTTATTGGTTTGGCTTCATTACATACGCAACTTTCGATTAAGCTTCTCTTAAAGAATCCGTCGCTATCCTCAGTAAAACATGCTGCATATTCCATATTATAGATACCAGTATGAATGGTGGCTTTGGA